GGCTTCATTGAGGTGTACACAATCATTGAAAGCGGGTCATTTACAGCCGGAGGCGGAGGTGGCGGTGGTGGTAGAAGTTCTGCCGCTGCAAACTCTGCTGGAGGGGGAATCACTGCTGCTAACACTAATGGCGCAGTTGGACAAGCTGGTACAGTTTCTTCAGCAGGGGCTGGTGGAGCAGGAGGTACAGCAGAGGGCGTTTCCGCCTACTCTGGGGCAACTGGTGGGGCATGGGGGTCTTCTGGTGATAGTCTTTCAAACCGATTTGCTCCCGGCGCTGGTGGATACGCAGTCTCTGGAAATTCAAATGTCACATGGGTGGCAACAGGGACACGGCTGGGGTCTCTTATTTAAAGGTTGATTATGGAACTAGACACACTTCACCACTTCTCTGATGGCTTATATGCCAAGCAGATTGAACTACCTGCAACGTGCTTTGCAGTTCAACATAAACACACCTATGACCACCTGAGTATTCTAGCTAAGGGTAAGGTCAGGGTGTTGTTCGACGGGGATATTACTGTCGATTATGTAGCACCTGCTTGTATCAATATCTTAAAAGATGTCAATCATTCTATATACGCACTAGAAGATAGTGTATGGTTCTGTGTTCATGCTACAAGTGAAACAGACGTAGAGAAGATTGATAATGTATTAATTAAAGAATAAAGGAATATAATATGCCAATTACAGCAGCGTTAATCGGTGGAGGGGCTTCTCTCCTTGGTGGTATCTTTGGAGGTAATTCAGCCAAGAGTGCTGCAAATACACAAGCTCAGGCGCAACTAGAATCTGCTCGTATCGCAGCAGAGGCTGCAAAGTTTAAACCTATTGGAACTACTACTCGCTTTGGCTCCAGTCAGTTCGGCTACAATCCTGCGGGTGACCTCACCAGTCAAGGATACACAATGTCTCCTGAGCTTCTAGCACAGCAGAATCAGTTGATGTCAGGTGCGGGGGCTGCTCTGCCTCAAGCAGGGATGAATGCTCAAGCAGGCCAAGGGTTGTTTAATCTAGGTCAACAGTATTCAGCTACTAATCCTCAAGAGGCTGCTGCACAGTGGATGAAGCAACAACAGGCTATTCTACAGCCGGGGCAAGATCAGACCTATGCAGCCCTACAGCAACAGCTTCAGAATACAGGGCGTGGCGGCTTCTCTGTAGCTCAAGGTGGTAATCTCCAATCAGCTAACCCTGAGCTTGCTGCTTACTATAACTCCTTAGCTAACCAACAGAATCAACTAGCTGGTCAAGCTACTCAGATGGGCCAGCAACAGGCTACATTCGGTGCTGGTTTGATGGGTACTGGCTTAGACCTTCAAAGTGCTGCTTACAATCCTTATAAGACACAATTCGGACTTGCACAGACTCTTGAGAGTGCTGCTCAACAACCACTTACACTCAGTGCAGAACTTGGTGGTCGGTCAGCTACAGCAGGGGCTACAGCAGCCAACTCATTGTTCCAAGGTGGTAATCTGGCAGCGGCTTCTCAATCTAAGGCAGATGCTTATAATCCGTATGCAACAGGTCTTACAGCTTTAGGCAGCAACCAAGCACTTACAGGAGGATTGGCAAATTGGTGGAATACTCCTGCTGTACAAGATCAAGGATATAGTGCCGGGCAAGGCTCTGCCTATGCAGGAAGTTATGATGATTTAGGTATGTGGGCACCTAACAGGAAAGGACTGTAATAAATATGGCTGAAATTGTACAAGGACTCTTTGGAGTCTCACCAGAGAGCTTGAATGCTCAACGAGCGGCGACACTAGATGCTCAGGCTTTGAAGTATGCCTCACTTGACCCTTTTGAACAGGCTAACTATGGTATTTATAAAGGAGCTAGTCAGCTAGGTACTGGAGTAGTTGGTTTGATGGGTGCTCAAGACCCTGAGATGCAGAAGGCTTCTTTCTTACAGGGATTGAGTAAACAGTTTGACCCAACTACGGTTGAGGGGCTTACAGGAATGGTAGAAGGTGCTCGTAAAGCTGGCTATGGTGCTGAAGCTATGCAGGCTGGTCAGGCTCTTCAGAAGCTACAGCAGCAGCAAGCTGAACTCAAGAAGACTACTGGAGAAGCTGGAGCTATTGAATATAAAGCAACACAGGAGATTAAACTTCGTGATGCGCTGAGTGCATTAGGAACAGCCCCAACACCTGAAGAGGTTACAACAACTGTTATGAAGTTTGGCAGTCCTGATAAGGTACTTGCTGTCATTCAAGGCGCAGCGGATAAAGAGGCAGCAAGAGCACTTGCGATTGAGCTTAAAGATAAACAGATTGCTGCTGATATTGAAAAGGCTAAGGCATTAGGGGCAACTCAAGCAGAACAAGAACGTATTCGGGTTGAGGGAAGACGAGATATAGCTCAATTTGCAGCGGCGTTAAAGGCAGGTTCTACAGGGATTCAGCAAGAACTTCAACAACAACGCTTGGAAGATTTGAAGACTAAAGCTGCTGAAAAACAACGTGCTACTGATGTTGCTAATCAGGGACGCACAGCCTCCTTTGATACTGCAATAGATACGCTTGGGACTTTGATGACACATCCCGGTAAAAAGGATGTAGTTGGTAAACTTACTGGCTCAACAATGGCTAGGATTCCCGGTACAGATGCTGCTGGCTTTGCAGCACAGCTTGATACATTTAAAGCTCAATCGTTCTTACCACAAGTAGCGGCACTTAAAGGAATGGGCGCTTTGTCAGATGCAGAGGGTAAGAAACTTATTGATGCTGTAGGCGCACTGAACACTAATATGAAACCCGCTGAGTTTGATGTTCAAATTAATAAGATTACAAATGATTTAAAAGCAGCGCGTAATCGTGTACAAGCAACTAATACTCCCGGAACACCTGCCACACCTGCTGCTACTAAACGCTGGAATCCACAGACACAGAAACTAGAGGCACTATAAATGGCACAATATGTACAGGTCGGTAAGGATGTAATTGAATTTCCTGATAATATGTCTGATGCTGAGATTGGAGCTGCTTTGTCTAAGGCAAATCAACCAGTTACTCCAGTCTCTCCTAAAGAAGAACCTTCTATGCTTTCTAAATTAGGAAGACAAGCTGGGCTTGCTACACGAGCAGGCATTACAGGATTAACTTCTGTTCCTGCTGCAATGGCAGACTTCTTAGCAGGTGGTGTTAATCTTGCAACAGGTTCTCAGACAATGAAGCCATCCAGCCAAGGTTTACAAGAGCTGATGACTGCTGCTGGTTTGCCTGTAGCTGAGACGGGCATGGAGAGGGCAGCACAGGCGGGTATGGGAGCCATGACAGGCACAGGCGCACAAGCAGTGCTGGCTAAACAGATTGGAGGTGTTGTTGCTCCACTAGCTGCTAACCTTTCTAAACAGATTCCAGCAGCAGGTGTTTCTGGGGCGCTGTCACAGCCAGTAGCGGAAGAAGCCCTCTCACTTACTGACAGCCCACTAGCTGCAACAATTGCTGGTATGGCGGCAGGTGCTGTTGTTGGAGGTGCTACAGGAAGGGGAATAGATAAAGCAACAGGTAAGCCAAATGCGCCTATAACACTTGGAGATATTAAACAGCGTTCACAGCGTGCATATACTCAGATGGAGCAACAAGGAATAACTGTAAAGCCCACCTCTGCGTTATCTATGGTCAAAGATATTCGCAGTGGTTTAGATGATGCTGGTTTTATTCAAAATGATCCGGGAACACAGCGCATCAACGCACTGGTTGATAACTACGAGCAGATCATCGGAACACAAAGAGTTCCTTTCACTACACTTGAAAAGATGCGCTCTATGGCAACAACTCTTAAATCAAGTGGCTCACCTGACGAACGTAGGCTGGCTGGTATTGTTGTTTCAGGTATTGACAAGAAGCTATCCTCACTATCGGGTAGAGATATTATGTCAGGTACAGGCGGTGTAGATAAGGCAGTTGAGAGCGTGATGAATGCACGGAAGGACTGGAGAACTATGTCTAAAGCGGCTGTGCTGGACGATGTTTTAAATGTAGCAGAAGTTAAACAATTAAATCCGAATGCTTCTGAAAGTGAACTGATTCGAAAGGGTTTAATTAATCTAGCTACTAATAAGTCTAAGATGTCTCTATTCTCTGAAGCAGAACAGAATGCTATTAAGAGTGTTGCTAAAGGGGGAGTAACTGACCCTCTCCTGAGTTTAGCTGCAAAGTTTAATCCACAGCGTAGTCAACTTGTTGCAGGTGCTTCACTAGCAGGCGCTGTTAATAACCCACTGGCTGCTGCTGTCCCTGTTGCTGGTTTTGCTGCTGATAAGCTTCAGAACTATCTTCGTACAGCGCAGACTAAAGGACTTATTTCAAATGTTCTTTCAGGGAATGTGCAAGCACCACAGCCAAGCTACGGATGGCGGGGTATGTTATCTGGAATGAATCCTCAATTAGAACAACAATAAAATGACCCATCAATTCGGACTTCAAAGTAAAGCCAAACTAAATACCGTCCATAAGAGCCTACAAGACCTCTTCTACGCAGCCATCGGAGAAGCCCCTTATGACTTCTCAATCACCGAAGGCTTGCGTAGCCTAGAGCGTCAGAAGCAACTCTTTAAAGACGGTAAGAGCAAGACAATGAATAGCAGGCATCTAACAGGTAATGCTGTAGATGTTTGTATCATCGTCGACGGTAAGGCATCGTGGGACTTTGATAAGTATGTTGAACTGGCTGAGTATATCAAGAAGATTGCTAAGGCAGTGAACGTACCTATTGTCTGGGGTGGTGATTGGAAGTCCTTCAGAGATGGGCCTCACTATGAACTAGATAGAAAGGTATATCCATAATGGTTGTAACTGACTTACTCCTTGGAATAGCTTCAAAGGTCTTCGATAAGGTCTTCCCAGACCCTGTGAAGGCTGCTGAAGCTAAGTTAGAACTGTACAAGCTCCAGCAGTCAGGAGAGCTTACAGCAATGATTGCACAGACTGACATCAATAAGGTTGAAGCAGCTAGTTCTAGTATCTTCGTAGCTGGCTGGAGACCATTCATAGGCTGGGTATGTGGTCTTGCTTTGATGTATCAATACCTGATACGTCCATTCGTTACAGCCTTCTATCCTGAGTTGATCTTCCCCGGCCTAGATGATAACCTTTGGCAGCTATTGCTTGGAATGCTTGGCTTAGGTGGATTGAGAACATTTGAGAAGACTAAGGGCGTAGCTGCTTAGTAGTAGAAACAAGAAAGCCTCACGGCGTAAAGCCTCCAAGGACTCATAAGGTCTTTGGAGGCTTTTTAACGTCTATACTTTGTTAGTTAAAGATAAAGGAGATAGTAAACAGGATTAAGTGGATATAGATAACCTCAGTAGGTTCTTCATCAATATTCTCATCTTCATCCATCATATATACACGATCAGATTCAATTCCAACCTTCACGCCTGCAATAAGTTCATAATCAATAATCATATATTCTCCTTAGCGAATAGGACAAGCACCACTAGCACAATCATCGTCCAGTGTATCTGATACTGTAGTCTCGTCCACTACGAATGGAGCAATACGAGATACATATTCATCATACACAGCCTTAGTCACCACCTCTTGAGGCAGATAAGGATAACCTAAGTCTGCTGCTGTCTTCGTAGGGTCATTACGGAACAGGAATGATACACCAACATAGTTATCCCAATTCAATAACAACCAATCAATAATAGCAGGTACTTCAGAGGCATCATAACTAATAGTTGCTGATACATTCTGTTGGCACCATGTCTGCATAAGCATCTTGTAACGCTCAAGCTGATCTACAGCAGATTCCAGATTGACCTCAACACCATTTACTTTATCAAACTGTACAGTGTCCCACGCAACAGGTAGAGTCGCCAGTACAGATTCCTTATCAAATGGATGCTCAAATACGCGATAACCAGCAGCACGAAGCTTAGGCACGACCAAATCAAACTTACTGAACACCACGTTATTGAAGATATATTTACCAAGAGGCTTGTGAACCCCTTCAGTAGTATCCATAATCTTCGAAAGAGTACCACTTGGCTTAACCGTAGTGACATTCTTTGGACGAGGTGTATCAAGTTCATCAGCCATTGCATAAGCAGCAGCAACCGCTGTTCGTTGAAGTTCTGCATAATCATACGCTTTCAAATCAGGTCGAGTAGCAATACCCGTTAGCCCAACACCACATAGGCGAAGGAAGTCATTATTCAAGTGCCATGCTTCTTGCAAGATACCGTCACGTAGGTTTACACAGGTCTGACGATAGTTTGCACGAGCTGCAATATGCACCGCACGTCGAAGTCCGTCAGAGTCTCCATGAAACTTATTCAAGTCGATCTCAGTCAGGTTACAGAAGCTCTTATTACCAAGCAGAATCTCTACACAAGGATTAGAACCTTTAAACCACGGAGCACGCTTCGTAGCTGCTTCAGCATTAATGAATCCCGGCTCTGAGCCTCCTGAGTCAACCATTAGCTTAAAGATGTCCTGAAGCTCATTCAAAGCAGGCTTAGTCTTAAACAGTAAACTGTTATTAGATTGTGCTCGTTGCTCATTAGATACCCAGAAGTCCTTCTTAGCTACTGCAAACTCTTTCCACTCATCTTCACCATACTCAAACAGAGCAATCTCTGCACTACGGCGCGACGACAGCACAGTTCCCATCCAGTTCACCAGATCGAGAATGTTCATACGGGTCAATAGAGACCCACTACGTCGATTCAAGAGCTTGTGGATAGCTGTATAGGCTTTAGCGAGTGAGGCATCTCCTGAGCTAATCCAACCATATCCTGCAAGACGTTCTCCTGCTGGGCGAATCTCGGAGAAATCGAGTACAAGTTTATCGGCGGGAAACTTATGAGCGACCAGCTTACCGATTGACTTTGCCCAAGCTTCTGCTGAGTCTCCAACTTTGATTGTCCACACACCATTTTCAAAGGTCTCCACGTTCTCTTGCATACCTCCTTTATCAGTACGAGTGCTCCGAATGACTTCAAAGTCCGTAATGCGCTTAGAGTAGCCTGTAAGCTGTCCAACAACAGGACGGAAGCCTACTCCACAGCCTTGCAACAAGAGCCACAGAGCGTCTACACAATCCATCACAGTCTCAATGTTAGTGAAGCTGCAATTGAACTGCGAAGCCTCACGCTTCTTAGCTACTGATGTGCCACCAAGCCACAGAGTACGACCAGATGTAAGCACCTTACGTTCGAGCATCAATTGACGTAGTTCGTCCAATTCAGACCAGAATCCACCGTTTTCAGAGACATTAGCTGCCCTGTCCCATAGCCATGCTTGGTGTCCAATAACACGATCTACAGTCTGCTCCCAAGTTTCAAAGCCTCCTTCTTCAAGTGGGCGATTATAGGTACGACGAGTGATAACCTGTGCGCGGAGAGAAGGTGTGTATGTATTTGTTTCAGTCATTCAAGTTCTTTCAGTAATTCTTCATATTTATATTCAATTCGATCAGTAAACATATTCACGATCTCTTCACTGCTAATATCTAGCAACTCAAGAAGCATTACTTCATCAAGTTTCTTTAGTTTCTCTAATACTTCTTCAAAAGGAATCATCATACAGCTTCTCAGTTTGGCGGTCAAACCACAGTTTAAAGAGCAAGCAGCAAACAGCGTGAGCTAAGTGGTTATTTCCTGTTTCTTCATCATGTTGTTCCCCTTGCATATACTGAGCCATGTGCCGAAAGGCTGCATCCATGTATCGAGCATCAGCATCAGGTACAAATTTCCAGTTATTAGGTGCATACTTCTTTGCTCCACTTGTGAGGACTTCAACGACTTCTTCTAAGGCTTCAAAGGGCAGTAAAGACCATTGAGGCTTCCCACTGTCGAACTTTACGCCTAGCGTATTACCAACAGTAGGTTTATCTTCTTTAATACCTACAGATTGTTTAACAAGCCATTCAGTCATCTGTTTGAATACATCTTCTTCTTCATGTGTCACTTCTGGTTCTTCCTTTTTAATATAAATACTTCTGTCAACCCACTTACTGTAGTAATCTTCTCTAACTAAATCAATACACGTTCCACATGGAGAACGAACACCGTCTACATTAAAGTAGAAACAAGTCTCACACTTCTTTTGTTCCATACTTACCTTTCAAATAATTCATACTCAAGAATAGTTCATCAAAGTGTCCATCGGCAACTTCATTTAAGACTACAAGGCCACGCCAGTGTTTATTACTAAGCAAATCCATGTAATCTTCATTGTGCTGATAATAACTACCTGCAATTATAGCACAGATGCTTTGTCCGTCTGCTCTTTTACCATAAGAAACTGACTTGCCTTGCTGATGCCCTCCCACACAAGACATATGCAACTTACTGATAATAGCAGCAGGACTAGCAGCAGGACGACCCATAGCACCAACGGGCCAATAATGATTAAAGCCAACACCATTAATAAATACCGGGTGTAGAAAATCATGTACTTCCCAATCCTTTTCATATTCCAAGTCCTTCACAGAAAGCAAGCCTTCTAATTGAGGGTTATTGTTAATAGCTCGGTTGATACGATTCTCATGGTTACCTAGCGTAAGAACCATCCGAGGCGTATATACCTTATGCTTACCCTCTTTATGTACCTTCTGCATAGTCCTAAGAGGTGCTAAGAGGGTCTTCATAGCCTCCTTAACAACCTCTACGTCCTTCTTGTACCGCAAGCCTTCAAAGTATTTACTACCCTTGACATCATGTGTTGAGAGGCTTGGCATATCTGCAAAGTCCCCTATATTAACTACAACATCAGGGCGGTAATCACAGATTGCTTTGCCTGCCCAAGTAAGGTGGTCTAGAGGTACACCCTCCTTTACTTGGCAGTCAGGAATAACTAAGATTCTCATAGACTTTCTTCTGGGTTAAACACAGGACCACTCCACTCACGAGAAGCAAACAACTCAGGGATAGCTACACGCTCCTTAACCCCACGATAGCCGCTGGCTTCTAAGAAGTCAATGAAGGAAGCCATGATCTTTTCCCAGTACATATAGTCTGGGCCTTTTACGATCATTTCTGCCGACTTGCCCTCATTGTCTGTATAGCCAAAAGAGTATGTAGGATAAACCCACTCAGAAGCATCATTCATATTATCGCTCATTGCCACTACCTCCAATTACGTTACGTTTCTGACGATCTGCCAGTTTCAAGATATTCTGTTCAGCAATTACTGCTAGATCAATATCCATGAACTGAGCAATCTCTGAGATGAACCACAGTGTGTCACCCAGTTCCTTTACCAGTTCCTTACGAAGTGCATTACGAGGCGTATCATCACGCACATACTTAGCATAGGCACTTGCAACCTCGCCAGCCTCACCAGCCAGCCCTGCTACAAGGTACTCTAGGCGGTACGCTGAAGGCAGTACAAACTTATCTGCTTGTGTCTGATATTCATTAAAGTTCATTCTTTACTTCTTTCTTTTCATCATTAGGTGTAAACATTTCACATGAAGAATGCTCTTTATCATACGGAGTGAATGTAAAGAATGCTTGACGATACTGATTCACCGGTGCAGTATAACGATAACACTC